TTCCCAAACTGGTGGCTCTGCCGGTGGCTCAAGATTGGGTTGTTCCTGCGTCCTTACTGCCTCGACTGGTGCTTCATTCTGAACCTCATCGAACTGCTGTGACAGTAATTCTCGACGATCTGGCTGTTCAGTATTTTCCAATTGCATACCCCTTTAGGTAAATTTACGGCGAAGTTGTGAAAGAACTTGATTTGCCTGTTTGTGCGTCATGTTCGCCAGCTGCTGCCGCATAACTTCCCTGCGTGTGTCTTTTGGTGGTGGCAACTTGGTTTCCATCTTCTCATTGCCCACTTCAAAGCAATTATGTTGGCGCAAGTGTTCTCGATGTATTGACCGGCTCGTAATCATTGAACCGTCAATCATGGATTTGTAGGGTTGAATGTCTGGCATGACCATTGGGCCAAGGCTCTCGTAATGCTCTTTTGAGCCTTTCTCGACCAACTCGCCATTAACGTATATGTAAGTTTTTTTCATAACAGAGCTATAACGTCCTCATCATCCATTTCTATGTGTTCGTTGTAAATCCGGTTTACCCGATCTAAATCAGCCAACATCGCATCGTAATTGATTACCGCTGGCGCTTTAGCTGTGGCCTCAATGACAAACGGTTCTGCAATTTCCTCTGCAATCCTTGGTTTACCCTCTACTATTTGTTCAAATAACGCTAAAACCTCGTCCCGTCTTGCTTTTGCCTTTGCTGCCTCTGCCTTGCGGTGTTCTTCTTCCTTTCGCTTGCGGTCAACGCCATCGTGGGTGTCAACGTCAATTAGGACGGGTACATAGTCCCATGTGGCATCGTCCCACGTTCCGGTGTCCCAATACCCGTTCATGCAAGCTCAACCCCTGCGGCTCTCCCATCTGCGCCACGGATAATCTTCTTAGGCGCTGCAATAACAGTCATCACGCCGTTGATTTTATCCATTGCGGTGTTGTGCATATTGCTCATGTTGTCGTGCATTTGAACCATACGGTTCATCGCTTGCGTCACATTGTCACCCAGTTCTGCGGCAATCTTAGTGCTGGCAGCCTCTTGAGCCTCAAGTAACGGCAAGTCTAAGCCTGGGTTCGCCCCAATCCTAGCCACCATAATCTTGGTTGCAGACTCTAACTCAGTTTTCCATTTCTCTAACTGTTCAGCAGCTTGCAACTTGGCTTGTTCCATTGCCTGCATATACTGTTGTTTTTGCGCCTCAAGTTGAGCATCTGCTTGCAGTTTCATTTGTGCCATCTGCACATCAGCCTGCGCCTTGGCTTGGGCAACTTGAATATCGGCTTGCGCCCTCAGTTGTTCAGCCTGCGCCGTGGCCTGCATCTTCATCTGCTCGTTTTGGGCTTGAGCTTGCATCTTCATTTGCTCAAACTGCTGCTCTGCTTGCATCTTCATAACTTCAGGGTTTGGCGGTGGTGTTTGCTGCGCCATTTGTTGCTGTTTCATCTGCAACTCTTGCATAGCCTGGTCAATCGTACCCTCAATCGGTGCGGCTTTCTTATATGCGCCAACGCCAAATTTGACCAATTCGATCAGCATAGGCACTAACTCTGGCGCTTGTTGACCCATTGGCAACGCTTGCGTCAAGAACCCACCCATTGCTTGCAAGAACTCAACTCGCTCACGTTTGTTCTGGTTTTCGTCGATCTGCACCAGGCTATCTGAATCCACTTGGATGCGGAACGAACGTAGAGGTTTGTCTTGGATTAACTGCAAGGCTTGGGGAATTAGCGCCTGATCTGCCGGTTGCATACCTTGTGCGGCAGCGTACATAAGGATCGTGGTGGGCTGAAACTTAGTGCAAATCACTTGGGCTTTTAACTGGAATAGCTCACTCGCAAACAAGGCAACATCTTCTTGCATCGAGCGCAAGCGCAGTCCTGCATACTGACCCTTAATCTGTTGTGCCGTGGCGGTTTCAGAGGCTTGTCCTTGCCCCCGAACAATGTCGCTAATACCTGTAATTTCATAGATTTGGTTTTTGATTTCATTCATCGCTCGATAGCATTGTATGAGCGTTGCCGCCAACACATCAATTGGCAACAAGTCAATCGACCCTTTCAATCCACCCTTTTCAGAGAACGCCATCCACTTATCAACTGGAATCAATGTGTTGTTATCGCCCTCAGTCAAAAGACGCTGCAATGTGGGCTGTGATGCGTCATAGACCCCACGCACACGCAACGCTTTAACTAACCCGTCAATGCGGTCAGTCAAAATGTCTAAATCTGTCGCTTGGTCTTGATACAGCACAAAGTCAGGTACAGGCACAAGCGTGTCGCTTGTCATCGTGGCGTACAAAGGCTTGGCACACGGAAAGAAGTTCTCGAGCTCTAGTGGATCGTCACGCTCGTCAAGAATGTTTGGGCAACTCTTGCTAATCCAGTACACCTTGCCGCTTTCTTTGTCCCATAGTTCGCAAATCTTAGCCCGTGTGAAGTCTTTAGATTGGGTCGAATACTGCTTATTGGTTTCCGGCCCTGCATCTAGCGGTATGGATTTAGCCGTTTCCTCACCAAAGCGTTCGATCAGACTGTCTTTGGTCATGTACACCCAGCGCCAAACTTGGGTGACTTCTTCCCATGTACGGGCAACAGAATGTCCAAAGTCTTTCCAATGAACGTAATCGGTAGGCGCACATTCGTATTCAATTTCTTCTTGTGGCTCGACTTCTTCGCCCATAGCGCCATCAAGCGTCATAGCTGTTTTAACTTGTTGACCTGTACTGTCAACCTCGTCAACATCTTCGGTCACTTGCAGACCATCTTCGGGAATGTCTTGCGCCCGAACGTGCGGCTCGTAACGCACCCATGCCACGCCTCGACCACCTAAGAACCTATCCTCAACTGCGTGTTTCATGGTCGATCTGAAATCGGTGTAATGCTCAATCTCAAAGTCCAAGGCACGTTCGATCAATTGACTTGCAACACGGGCAACTGGGTCGTTATCCCCAAAACGTCGAGATACGTCAGCTTTTGGCAACCTGGCATATACAGCAGGAATCAGCGTCTGTACGTTAGACCACAGAATGTTGAATTTAGCGGTTTCGTTAGTGTTCTGATTGCGGTTGTCATCACGGTAGCGCCTCACAATCTTATTTGTGCGAGCTTCCCACTTTTTGAACTCATTGTCGTATTGGCTAATTACGTTTAGCCACTTCTGAACGCCAGTCAATGCTTCCATCTTAGTATCTCGCAAAAATTACGTCACGGTTTACCCGCCCGACAATCTCATAACCCCAATCTTGGAGTAAGTTGATTGTGTCCTCGTCGCTGTACCCGTACCGACTGCCCAAGCCTTTAAGCTCTAGCGTGATAACTGGATACGTTCTCTTGATTGTTTGTTCAGCGCCCAATATGGCTAAATGCTCGTAGCCTTCAATGTCTAATTGAATAAAATCGCAATCATCCACCTCTAAGGCATCAATTGGTATAACTTGCACATCCTTGCCTGCTTTTAACTGATGCGCCCCAATGTTCTCAGGGTATGGGTGATCGACTGACGCTGTGCCAATTTTGTCACCAAATGCAGCTCGATGATGCTCAATATTGTCGTGGCCTGCGACATTTAATAGCAACGCTTGGTAATTGGTTAGATCAGGCTCGACTGTAATGACACGCTCAAATTGCCCTGCCATCGTTGCGGGATAAACACCGATATTGCCACCGGCTTGAATAACTGTGCGGAACTGGTTCATGTGGGTATAGCTGACATTCAAGTCTGGTAGCTCAACCAAGAGTGCGTTAATACAGCACTCGTCAATATCGGGAACTTGCCAGCCTTCAACCAATTTCATACGGTATCCTTGTTTGTTCCCACGGTCTAGGCTTACCGTGGAATATCACCACCTTGGCATCGTCTAACCCTTTGGGCAGCACATCAGCCTTAAAGCTAACAATTCCATCTGCAATATCTTGCCAGTACGTCACTTTGTCCCGCATAAAGTGTTCAATGTACGACTGGTCACCACCCGCCGTGTACATTTGTAATGCTGCAAACTTATCATACAAATCAACAGGTTTCGACCAGTACATCATGCTCGATTGCATCGCTTTCGGGTTGTACTGACCCCGATAAACATCACGCATAATCACAAAGTCGTGCTGCTTTGCCGCCTCAATCATTGCCGTACAGTCACCAGTTAGCACCGTGTCTAAGTCAAAATACAGCGCACTTGGTAACCTGAACAACTCCATCTTTGCCCACCAACCAACCCAATCATGCATCAAAGGGATGGTTTTGCACTCTAGCTCAACGTCTGATAAACACACAAACTCATGCGGTGGCAGATACTTTTTGCACATCTTTTGCAAAGCATAAACGTGTTCAGGCTTGAAATCACCACCTGACCGCAATACGCTTGCTACGATCATGCGCTGAAGATACCAATGGCTAACACTTCTACGCCTGCGCCGGTTGTAACCTTCCACGGCCCGTTACGAGAAATAGCGTTTAATTCAATGTTGTATTGACCAATGCCTGCGCCTGGCAATGCTGGCAGTATCGTGTGCGAGAACCCTGTGCCATCTAACAGGATTACGTTACCTGTGGCAGCTGTGCTGACGGTGCAACACAAACGATGGATGTAGTCACCAGTTGCGCCTGTGCCGCCTAAGACTTGTGCTGTTTGGCTTACAGCAACGTGTTCGTATTGATATTCATAAGGTTGTGGTACGCCGCTCATAATCTTCTACTCCGGTTAGTGGTGTGGGTTGCCCACATATCATTTAAAGTTACTGTGTTCTCAGGCCCGACAATCAACGGTTTAACAACATCTGGCTGCTTAACCTTTGGCTCTAACCTCCAAGCAATCGCCAACATTCGGAACGCATCTGCTGGGTGGCTTGTCCAATCATGCCTGGGCGTTTGCCTAAACGCTTTCTTGTCCTCGTCGTATTCCCGCTGATATTGCCGTAAAGCCTCTAGCCCATCGTGCGTTCGTTCGCTATCAAACCAACATTGCGGCAACATCTGACGCACCGCTTGAATCCCATCTTGCACCGACAAATCAGGCACGATAGCCATGTTGTTAATGCCTAGATACTCACTCAATTGCTCAATAACTGACTTACCCGCTGCTGCTAGTGTTTTAGCCCTTGCATCGTGCGGTAGGTAATGTTTTGCGTATTTATACGGCTTTTCTACGACTATTTTAGCTATTTCTGCAATGTTTGCACCACTTATTGCAAAATAATCAATGATGTGGATTTCGTTGCGTACCACCTGATACCACCAAATAGCCGTGTCATCTCGATAGCCTAAGTCCCAAGCCGTGTATGTGGGTAGGTGCGGATCGTAATCAACACGCCTAACTTGCCCTGCATCTGTGATCTTGCGTAAGTCCTCGCCATAGAAAGCGCCAAGGATTGCCGCCTCAAACGAACACTCGTACTCTTGCAAGAACTGGTCATCGCTGATCTGTGCGGCAGCTGCCCGTAACTCTGTATCGGGTAGCAGCCCAGACTCACTAGCCTTTAGGACAAGGTGAAACCATTCGTCAGGCGTTTTCTTAGCTGTTTCAAATATCTGCCAAAACTGGTTCTTACCTTTTGGCGTACCGGCAAACACAGCCCAACCCTGCTTGTCTGACAATGTTGGTCGAATGACGTTACCCCAGACTGATGGCCTGAAGTCCCCATATTCATCCATAAACACGCCATCAAAGCCCAAGCCACGCATGGCATCTGCGTTGTCAGCCCCGAACAAGCGTATCTTGCCGCCAGTTATAAGTTCGATGGTCAGTTCGGCCTCGTTGGATGACGCAAGCACAGGCGCTGCAAAGTGTTTTAGGTAATCCCAAGCCACAGACTTAGCCTGGCTACGGTATGGCGCAATGTAGGCAAACAACGGTTGCTGGCTCTTGCACATCAAGCCTGCCCTGATAATGTCGTTTATAGCTGCTACCGTCTTGCCGGCACGACGATGGGCCACTAGGCACGCCCAACGTTCGCTGCGATTATGGAATGATTTGAATACCCGTCTGGGTGAATACGGCAGTATTAGTTCTCTGCCCATCGGACCACCAAGTCACGACCATCAGCGCCAGCAATCTCATGGCGGTCTGTTTCCTTCCACCTAGCTCTAGTCTTTAGCCAAAAGATAGCCGCTGCCGTGTTACCGTTCTTAGCCTGCTGAAACAACGTGCCGGCAATGGCTGAGTTAGCGTCAATCCTGCCTTCGTCTAACTCAGTCTGGTAATACTTGGTCAGGGTATCGGCTGAGATTTTCAAGCGTATGGCAATGTCCTCATGTGGGCAACCTAGCGCCGATAAACGCTTTGCCGTATCCCTATCTGCTTGAGTTGGCTTATGTTTTACACCTTGAGCCATTTTATAACTCCGAAAGAACTGCGGTCTTGCCGGTGTAGTTTTCCCAACGCTTGACGATTACGTCACAGTATTTAGGATCAAACTCCATCAAATAGCCAACCCGACCATTTTTTTCAGCAGCTATCATAGTTGTGCCTGAGCCACCAAAACTATCCAATACAATATCACCACCCTTAGTATTATTTAGCATTTGGTATTCAAATAGCGCCACGGGTTTCATGGTTGGGCGTTCACCGTTTCTGCTGGGCTTATCAAACTCTAAGATAGTCGATTGTTTGCGGTCAGCAGCCCAAAGGTGTCCAGCCCCTTCCTTCCAACCATATAAGCAGGGTTCATGTTTCCAATGGTAGTCTTGTCGGCCCATCACAATTGTAGACTTCTTCCAAATTAAACATTGGCGTACTTTCCAACCAGTATCGTGCGCCGCACCTCGGAAGTTGTACCCCTCACTATCGGCATGCCATATGTAAAATACGGCGCCTTGTTTCATCACTACATCAGCGGCAACGTAGCTATCTCTTAAAAACTGTCTAAACGAGTCATCAGACATTGAATCGTTTTTAATAGTTAAAGCATCTTTGGTTTTGCCCTCATACGCCACGTTATACGGTGGATCGGTCAGCCACATATCTACTGGCCTGCCGTTGCATAGCTTTTCTAGTTGATCTATTTGGGTGCTATCCCCGCACATAAGCCTGTGGTTGCCCAGTAACCAAATGTCACCCATCTTGGTGATTGGCTCTGGTGGCGGTTCAGGTACTTCATCCTCATCTACCAAGCCCTCGTTTATCTCAACAGGGTTTAGCAGCGCATTCAACTCGTCTGCGTTAAATCCTAGCAAGTCTAAGCTAAACTTATCTGCAAGTAATTCGTTGAGCTCAATGGTTAACAACTGGTCATCCCACCCTGCGTTCAACGCTAATCGGTTGTCGGCAATGATGTAGGCTTTCTTTTGCGTAGGTGTCAGGTCTTTGAGCTCAATGACTGGTACTTCTGTCATGCCTAGCTTTCGAGCCGCCATAAGCCTGCCGTGGCCTGCAATGATGCCACGTTCCCCGTCTACTAGGATTGGGTTAGTCCAGCCAAACTCTTTAATGCTTGCCGCTATTTGGGCAACTTGTGCGTCATCGTGCGTTCTGCTGTTCTTAGCGTAAGGTATTAGCGCCGTGACTGCGACTTGTTCGATCTTCATTACTTACCCAATTGTGGTAGTTTAAGTATGAATAGTTTAGCCTACTTATTGCGTTCACTGATATTCTTAGCTTTTGATCGGGCATCTTCTTTGCTTGATGCACCCCATGCTTTTAAGGCTAAGGCTAGTCTGGTCGGTTTCCCGTCCTTTTCCATTGGCCCTGGCATATTACCCATGCGTGCGAGAAAACTAGCTCGTCTTGGGTTATCGCCTGACTTAACGGGTGGCTTGAGGTTCATGCCTTCAGCTTTGGCACTTGCTCGACCCTTAGCATTTAGACCGCCAGCAGCGTTCTTTCCCTCTTTGCGTTGCCAAGCCGCTGTCATTTTTTCTCGTCTTTAGCTGTCTTAGCTGATTCTTTAAAGTCTTTAGCCGTAGGTGCGCCTGGTGAGCCTGGCTTTCTCATTTTCTCGCCGCTGCCGGCCTTGATCCGTTCTTGTTTCATTAAAATATTGGCGTACAAACCGGCTTTCATGGTTCACCTATTCATGTTTTGTAAATTGCAAATGAAGCGATTGTCGCAATGCTTGAACGGATTTTATTGCAATATCTAAATCTTTAAAAGAACCTGCGCTGTATTGTTTTTTATTAACTGAACATACAGTACGCCATTTTTTTGATCTTTTATCCCAACAAACCCCTTTGTAACCTGATTTATTATCAGCTCTTTTCCTAGTATTTCTTAGGTTTTCAGAGCGAGATGCCGGTCTTAGGTTTTCAATTCGATTGTTTAGTGGGTTGTTGTCAATGTGGTCTATTTCTGTTGGTATGTAACCATGATGATAAAGAAATATCAGCCTATGCGCTTTATACAATTTCCCGTTAAAACCTATATGCCAACAACCTCGTTTTGATAAAGTACCTGCTTTTTTGCCAATTTCAAACCGTTTTGTTGGTTTTACTTGCCAAAAAAAATCACCATTTTTGTACAAAAACAATTTTTTAACTTGTTCTTGCAATAAAATATTGTCAGCCATATCAACTCCTAAATAGTTGTTTGGTTAGAACCCCATTAGCTTTGCCGAGCTTTTGGGGTTTATTTAAATGATTTGAGCTTGTACAGCGTACTGTCAATCAATCCTGCAATTTCATCAACAATGTTAGATAGTTCTGAATCTTGTGGCAACTCGGTTCGAATGTCTTTAACAAATGCTTTGACGCTCGTCATGTATTTTACGGGGTCAGTAGCTAAATGAAAATCTTTTGGATAGGATTTAATGATTTCATAAGACCCTTGATAAGCCTCGGCCCATTTGTCTGTCAAATCAACAATGCCATCGTAATACTCAGCCAGCGCAACGTGCTTTGCGTAGCTATCGGTCATTAAATGTTGAAAGTGTGCGTTTGTCCCGCTGTGGAACAAAGTAGACACGAAAACGGCAGGATAATCCATAGTGGCCTCACAAGGTAGCTATAACAATTGTACAACCGCCGCCTGATTTAATCGACCCCCTTGCAATCTCTATTTTGTCAAATTGTCCGTCATCGTCAAACACGCCGGCATCTTGCAAAGCATCAAATAAGCCTTTTAGCCTATTATCTAGGTCAATGCTGCGCCTATCCCTTGGGAATATTGTAATGATCGCCATAAGCCTGTTTGAACCAAAATTAGGCACTTTGTTGACCGTAACGTACTCTTGCACCGCTTGTTTGTAATCTCGCCCGCCCTGACTAAGTATTGTCCTGCCTCTAAAGTTGCGCCAGTAAGTGTTTACACTTGGCGGTAATGGCAGTTGCAAGGTAGCGATCACAATAACGCCTCAGTTTGGGCTAATAAATCTTCTTCTGTAACCCCATACTTTTGAGCAAACGCCTTTTTGCCCAGTCCATGTACCCCATCATTGCCGGTATGATGATTTGGGCATAACGGTATAACCGGCGAATTTTCACGTTTCATTCCTAATCGTCGTATGTGATGCAAATGGCTGGGCGTTTCCCCGTATCCCAAGTGCCTGCAAAGTGAGCAACCAAGATTTGCTAGTTTCTCAAAGTGTTTACGCTGCGCTTTGGTCAACTTGAGCCTCAGTCCATTCTTGAAGATCAACCACCACAATTTGCATATCCACCGCAACGTCAGCGGCTGCGTCATATTTGCCCTGCAATACAAGTTTTTGGTATTGATGAATCATTGCTTTAAGTTTAATTAGGCTTTCAGAATAATCTTTCATTTGGTTTTTCTCTGTTCAATAATGATTGATTCGTATTTTTTCTGTAATTCAGCAATCAAATCACCCAAAATATCGGCTTGAATTACCCAATGTGTAGCTATAAACGACTCTGAGTATTTAATTTTAGTTTCTTCATTAACAGAAAAATAAGCCGTGAGTGTTCTCATTTGGTTATTTTCTCAATTTGTCGGTTACTGGCCTGCTCGGTGCGCCAGGCATCAAATCGCATCTGTGCGCTAGTCATACGCCATTTAAGCAACTCGGCCTGCTCGGTTGCTGCCCCAATTGCATCACAATGGGTTTGATACTTTGGGTTAGCATAAGCCTCTCGCTCTTGGCCTCCAATGCTAGTTTCGCCTGATTCTTTCATCAGAATGGCTTTTAGGCTTGACTTGAACGCCTCCAGTTGCGCCAGTTCGCCCTTTGCTTTGGCATATGCCGGCGCATTGTCCCAAATGTATTCAATCGCTGGATGTGGGCTGTAATCACTCATTACGTTCCCCAATGTCATAGAACCAATCGTCACCTACTGCCCATTTGCGTGACCCGTCTACTGTCCAGATGTGGCGTGATGCTTGAAAGTCTGGGAACATTGTTTCAGATGGAATAAGCGACTGGTCGTACCAAAGGCATCGGTTATTAGGCTGCGCTGCAAACTGACCATTCTCTAACCGGATAAAGTTAAACGATTTGTGTTCTTCAGCAACTTCAGTAAATCCTGTGTCCACATCCATCCCGTCGGCGCAAAAATCTACCGTAAACAAGTATTTACCAAAATGCCATTCTTTGTCTTTGCCTAAAAATTTAACCCCAAGATTACGCAAGCCAATCTTTTCGTGGACAGTAAACCTGTAGCCCATGCAATCCCAAAGTTGCAAAATGTCATAATGCAAATCCCCATGCTCAGTATTCCAAACATATGCATGAAGTGGCAATTTGTCGTAAAGTGCGCCGTATCTTGGCAACAAACTTTCAATGCGAAACACTTGCCCACGGATCGCTTTGATGCTTACCCAAATGGCAGGCTCAAGTTCACCGTGGCCTTTCTCAAAGTTGTATAAAAATTCACGCCGCACAAAACACTTGATGGGCGGTAAGTTGCCAATGATGTAGCTCATATCAAATCCATCTGTTTAGGCATAACTTTCCATTCTCGTTCGGCCCGACCACTTTTGCTTTGCACGTTGCGACCAGTTAGCAAAATTTCGTGGTTGCGTTCTAATTCACTAAGCCGCCTCGCAACCTGGTTGCCATCAAGTCCTGTAATCGTGGCTATACCATCTTTTCCCATTGCCCCATACTTGCATAAGGCTTGAATAATGATTGTGGCGTGTTGAGCCGCTAAAGCCTTTGCAGAGTCAGCAGCAGCCCAACTGGTAAGGGGATCGGTGTTGCGAGCGACTTGCTTCATTTTGTCACCTCGTCCAATGCGTAAAGTTTTACACCTTCACAATTTGGCGTTAATTCTTCCCAAACTTTGTTTTCTGCGTCGTATTCAAAAACACCAACTGGTTGCAACGCTTTTAACTCATAAGCTGCGGCAAGAGCTTTGTCAATTTCATAATATTTTTTGGGTTTAAAGGCCGAACAATTTTTTAACGCATCAATAATTAAATCAATCTTGTCCATGATTACCCCTTGCTCTGATTTCATCTGCGGCATAAGTAACGTAAGGTTGTCGTTCAGTTGGCTCATATTTAAGAGCAATCTTCGCACAAGCCTCACGCTCATCTTGGCGCACTAGCTCGGCAAAGCGTTCAATCCTAGTGTCATATGCAACATGATGTTTATCAAAACCCGCCTGTTCAGCCAATTCTTTTATTCGTTCGTTCATTGCATCACCAAGCTTAGAAAGGGAAAGAAACCAAACACTAAAGCCAACGCCAACAAACCCATTACCCAAGCAATAGGCGGTATGCGTTCGTCAGCTGCCGAATAACGTGTTTGGTTACGCATTGTGCGAGTGGTCCGACCTGTCCAGTTAGGATCGCCCAAGTCCGTTAGAAAGGGCCAGTTACGCTTATTCATCGCTGCCATCCTCCTCGTTAGCTGTCACGGTTTCAATGTGGTTGATGTCAATAAAGTGTGTGTACATTGGCACAGCACACATCAGCACATCGTCACGGTCAATCTTGATGTACGGTTCGCCGTTGCTGTCTGTTTTTACGCCATCAGCAAATTGATCCATGAGCTCTGCAATCTTTTTGTCGGTAAGCTCACGGCTAAGTTCACGCATCAATTGGCGCTTGCCTTCGTCTGTTAATTGAATGTATGAGTATTTCATGGCTTATCCCTTAAACCCGTTGGCTTTTAAAAATTGTTGTTCTTCGGGGCTTGCCATGCAAATCGCCATCATGTGTTTTTGCAAATAAGCCGCTAATTTCTCACGGTTTTTGTCTGATGGGTCTGCTTTAAATGCTTGAATAAGTTTGTTCATTTTATGTACCTGTATTAAATAAAACCGTTAATTTTAAGAAATTCCTGAGTGTTTAGTGATGCTCTAAACGCCCAAATTGGGTGCTTGTTTATATAGTTTTGCAACCTCAACCGTGTTTGCTCTGATGGGTAAGCTACAAACTGTTTAATTAATTTATTCATTTTATGTACCTGTATTTGTTGTATGGCGTTGTTGCCATGACTAGATATTAAGCTATCTAAATAATAAAAGCATAGGTGTTTACCCTAGTTTTGCAATTATTTTTAATTTATTTGGGTTTTTACAACAAAACGCCCCAATTACGGGGCGGTCGATGGAACAAGGAGTGAACAACACCGACAGTTAATTATAGGTTGTTCTTGCGCTTATAAAACGCCAGCAAGTATTGAAAACAATCCCAAGCCGCTGCAAGATCATCCTCTGAGTGTTCAATTAACTTTACGCCACCAGCAGCTGTGAAATAAACGTTAGCGCACCTAGCGGTCGGTTTACCAAGTCCGTAACGGTAAGCAGCCAACTGCATAATCTGTTCATGATAAGGTTCAACTTTGTCAATTTTGTCTTTGCTTTTGAAGTCAATTACAACATTCTCAGCAATCAAATCAACTTTTCCACCAAAACCTTTGTAAGCAAACGAACGTTCTGCTTCCCATTTTTGATCTTGCCCGAAATGTGTTTGAATTGCAAAATCAACTTGGTCAACGTAAACAGGGTATTCGTCTCTTTCGCCGCTGTAGTACCGTTCAAGCACACCATGCATTTGTGTGCCTCTGTCCATAGCGTCACGGCCTGTACTCTTGCTGTCTGACATAACCCGTTCTAACCAGTTTTCTTCTGTTTCGCCAGCAATGCGTGGCAACGTCAGCGCAGCCAATAACACCTGTTGCTGCAACCAAGTATTAAGGCCAGGCTTGGCAATAATACCTAAGATAGTTGTAACTGACGGTACTAATCCACGCTCTCTTGCGTCACGCACGTTGGTGTTACGCTCTTTACCGTTCTTACCAATAACCCGATACGCTGGTGAACCGTCAGCTGCGTACCAATGACCACTTTCTGAGTCTGCTGATTTAATTATCATTTGTTTACCTGTTTAGCTAACGTTTTAAGCATTTCGATTGCATCCTGTAAATCTTGCATGGCCCTAGCGTCTAAGACCATGCCCTCGTACCATTGCTGGATGCGCCAAGAAATAAGTATTGCTTCTTCTGTTTGAGTCATTAAAACGGTGGGTCATTAAAGTCAGATTCCATCGGAACAAACGTACCTTCTTTCATGGCTCGATAGCCGCCGTCTGGTTTTGCCGCAGGCGTAGCAACTGGCGGTGCATCTTCAACAGGCCGACCACCAAGCATCTGCATTTGGTCAGCAACCACCTCAGTTGTATATTGATCTACGCCATCTTTGTTCTGCCATTTGCGAGTAGTCATACGACCCGCTACAAAGACCTGTGAGCCTTTCTTTAAATAGTCGGCACATATTCCTGCCAACTTGCCAAACGCCGTGATCCTGACCCATTCTGTCGTTTCTTTGGTTGCGGTTTTGTAACCCACCGCAATTGAGAAATTACAGATTGCATTAGAGTCAGCGGTATAGCGTACTTCCGGGTCTTTGCCCAATCGCCCAATAAACTCGCAGCGGTTTAAGTCGTTTGCCATTAAATAATCTCCCAGTTTGCTTTAAATTCGTCGTATGCAGCTTTCAGTGGAATTTGCTGTTCTTTAAGACAAGACACCCAAGCCTCTTTGAAAATGTCTTTCAGGTTTTCGTAACTCACTGCCGAGGCCATCAACGCTTTGGTGTGATCCATTTCAATGCCCTTAGGTTTTTCAACCTTTGGCGCCACCTGGTGCGTTTGTGCGTCGGCATCGTTATCGCCTTCAGTCGGAATACAAAAGCTCTGCATACACGCATACTTATAAGCCGCGCTCATAGCTTTGTTAGTAGCCTTGTCACCGCTATCCATAGCCTCGCCAAACGTTTTAATTGTGTGCTTGCTACCGTCAGCTGCAACTAGGTCAAACTCGACCTCAACGGTAATGTAAAACAATGCGCCGCCAGCCTTGCTTTGACGCTCGACTGATTCCCTGTTTAAAACTCTAGGGAGTATGCACAAACCATGCTTTGCTAAGAATGGTGCAAGAGCGTTATACACATCGTCGATACCTCTAAAAGCGTATCCCGAACCTTGCATATTTTTACGGTCTTTTGAAATGCCTTGTGTAGAAAGGTCTTTTTGTACTGCGGAAATTGCTTGGTAAACGTTCATTTATGCACCTATATTAAATCCTGACGGGTATGCCAGTAAGATAGATATTAAGCCAACTTAACAGATTCGTCAAATGATTCTGCAAATAGAAACAGTCATGTTAAGATATCTACATGAATACAACAGAAATCATCAATTGTTTAGGTGGCACGTTTGCCGTAGCAAAGATGTGCCGAGTTTCGCCAGCTGCCGTCAGTCAATGGAAACATAACGGGCTGCCTGGTTACCAACTGGTGTGGATTGCCGCCGAGCTTGAAAAAAAATCTGATGGCAAATGGAATCGTAAAATGGTTCGTAATTGGCAACAAATATGGCCTGAGTTGCATTAGACTGATTAAGCCTTTAGCAAGCAGAAACTCATCAATGATAAGGGTCGTGTTTCACTAGCCTAGCTTCAGGGCTTGACAATCTGGAAAGACAGATACATAATCAAATTGTTGTCGTGAAGGACAATTAAGCCGTTTAAGTCTGTATCTTGATTCCACTTTCGCCTTGAAGCCGGTAGTGGAATTCCTTCACCAAGATACAGATTTAAGCGGCTTTTTTATTGCTCAAGATAACTGTCAGGGCGCATTAGCTAATAGAGTGACCACTCGTACCCAGAACAGGTCAGTTATACATTTGTTATATAGCTTTATCCCGTGTGACCCGCACGCCCTAGTAGAGAAATTGAACAGGATATAGACAGACTAGAGAAATCTAGTAAAACCATTTACTGTAGGTATTGATCTTTATTACTTGCAAGGACTGCTAGTAATTTAGGGAATCTACGGGTGGGGTGAGCTGCCTGCCATAAACCTAACAAGGTACAGGTCTGTCGTAAAGGATTTATCCTCAACTACTACGGTGGGTGGGTATAAGGGTAGGGGAACTATATTTAAAATAAACAGAGTAAGGGTTATCACTTAGTTAATACTTCTTGAATGTTGTGTTTAGATAGCTTAATGTATCCTTTTAAAGGGAATATATGTCAACAGAACAAAAGATATTGCGGTATTGCATCGAGCCTAAAACAACAGTTGATATTGCTGATTACTGTGGCCTTGAAAAGATCAGCATCTACACACAACTTGCCAAACTTCAGCGCAACAACAAGATCGAGAAACGTGGGGATGGTAGGCGTGGCTCACCTTGTGTTTATGTCACTATTCGACAAGCACCAACTGCTACAGAATCTTCAGATAATTACGAAAACCTCGTTGTTAAACACGCTCATAACCCGTTTGGACTGCGCTTATGAACAAGGCCGACTATATCCATCTGTTTAAAGAGGCTTGCGGTGGTCGATGCAACGCTGAGTACAACCCTTGTGCCTTTCGCCAGGCTGCTGACAATTTAGCTAAATTAAAGCCCACGGGATACATTGGGGACAAAGGTGTACTACTTAACGATACAACGCATCCGCATCTGTATACAGCCCTCTACGCATTGGACAAGACACACAAATGAACCCACTTAGCCCAAAACAAATCCTGAGAAACCTTGAGAACGGGTTTTTTATGACGCACCAAGAGCAGACCGAGGCAGCGCAGCTGATACGCCAGTTGCAAGAATCTAACAAAGCATTGATGGAGGGAATGTTGCTAAACGCTGAAACAATTGTCAGGTTGCGTCGAATGATTCAAACAGAAGTTGGTCTTGATCGTGCCACGCAATTACTTGGGGACAACAATGACTTTATCTAATTTATACCTAGCCGCTGCTGACAAACTGCGCCATAAAGGTTTGTTACCAGACTCTCGACCCGCAACACTTGCAATGTGTTCGCACGAATTAGGCGGTATTGCCCCAACTGGCGAACGTGCGCTACTTGAAAAATACCTGACTCACATCGACAAAAAGATTGACAAGTTTGACAGACCGGCATACAGGCTATCGCCAGCCATGCGTATAGCCGCTGAGAGAGCCAAACGTGAACAAGTGGTACTTATGGGTGTGGGAGGCTGGTGATGACGCTATGGGACTGGATGTTTGTGTTTTATGCTGCCGCTGCCGCAACGGTTGGCACACTCGTTTGGTATCGTTGGTCACGTTGTACCAAGTACCCCAAAGAGTTTGTTTGTGATGGTTGCGGTCAGGTTTGTACAACGTTGCGTGACGGGCTTTGCGTGTACTGCGACAGGCAATTTAAGCCAACATCGACGAAGCCTTTACCTTAACGTCAGCAACTCGATTCAGCCACCCTTTGCCAAACGTTGCAAAGGTAGTCAAAGACCGATAGAAGTCCTCTTTGGCTTGGCTAAATCGCTCAATTAGATCAACAGGGTCAACAGCCTGCACAGCTGCCATTGTCATCGGGCCAAACCCACCGTCTGGCGTTACACCCACAGCGGTTTGCAGCGTCTTGATCGCTCTGCCTGCGCCGGCATTAACGGCAAAATCAAACATCAGGTAATCAAGACCCATTGGCAACTCATCGCCACGCACAGCGTCGAAATACTTCTTTTTGTACAAAGGCTCAACTTTTTCCGGTGTCAGCCCACGCATTTCAGCCTCGTCTGACTCACGGCCTACCCAGTTTTCCCATGTTGCCTTTGTAACGCCAAGGTTAGTCATACCGCCTGGATCGCTTGGATGGTTTACAAACCCGCCTTCCGACTTCAGCATCAATTTAAAAGAATTGTCCCAATTACTTAACATCGTCTTTTCCTTTTGATTTCATGTCGATAATCTTTTCAAGCGTTCTGCCGCCAAAATAAAAACTCATAATTAGCATACCCCATTGCCCCAATAGCTCGACGTATGCCTTGTTGGTTTCAATATCAAAGGCACTCATCATTGCAAACGTAAAGTACCCGCTTAGAATGGCTATAAGGGTCATAGGGCGAATGTTTTTGCTTAACCAAGAGTCAGACCTCATGTCGTTTTCTTGGCGCTTGGTAAGCTCGCCTTGCTCTTGCATATCTGCTTGCATTTTGGCTAGTTCGCCATTCTGTTGCATCTGCATTAGTTCTAATTGCGCTTTGGCTTTTTGCTCTGGGTCAGGGAAAAACTTATCCAAGACCTTCATGCCAATGCCAAGAATATCCATAATTGGAAACATATCAGCCCCTTAAACCTTTAAACCAAGCCACAAACTGCGCCCACTTTTGTTTGATCCAGTTCATTTTTGTTCCGATAACATTCGTGCTGCGATTACAAGGATGGCTTTCGCCCTGTCTAGGTCAAGTGGTGCATCTTTGTACATGACCGTGATTTGCCCGATAAAACTAGTGTAGTCAGGTGGCACAGATGTGCGACACCCAAACGTTGCGCCTTGTTCAAGGTAATAGACACCGGCCTCAGACTGGGGTACGGAATAAAACCCACACGGCACGTTGCCAGCCATGAGTTCAACCACATCAGAGTTGTTGCTGCTGCTAGAGGTAAACAAGCCCACGTTTACACCTTCAAGGTGCTTGGCACGTTTACCATCACGGCTTTCAACTCTAAGCATTACCCGTTTATTAAAGATGGGGTCAACCGACATAAGTGCCACGACCACCACGTTGGGGTCTTTCATTAGCAACTCAATGGCGTGGTCAAATCTTGCTGCTTGAATCTTCGGTAATGCGTTGGACTTTTCGTAAACGTTAAATAGAAAGTTTTTATTGTCGTACACGAAATAGCCTACATAACCAAAGACACCTAACAGTAGTACAACAAACAGCTTAAATGGGCTGTCCACATACTGCAAAACACTTGTTACGGTGTCTTTGGTTTCGCTCATTTGTCCACTTTTGATTCTAATTTGTCAAAAAGTCGATCAAGCAACATTTCAACACGATCAAAACGCTTATCCATTTCGGATTTAAGCGTATCCATTTCTGACTTTTTGACGTAGGCATCGCTCACATGAAGTTTTAAGTCTGCAATGTCCGATTTCAATTCTTTAACAGAATCCCATAATTGGCGAGCAAACCAACCCACAACGCCTAAACCAGCGCCAGCACCTATATTGATGAGATTTTGCCAATCCATTATTACGCCCCAGTTGGTACAAGCACCCACGATTCTGTAGTTTCATCCCAAACGTAATTTTGTCCGTCTGTAGGATATGGAACAGGTGCATTCCACAAATACGTTTGGGTGCTAAGAATCCATGACGGATAAGGTTGTGGCGCATAAAAAACACCAATGACACCATCTTGGACAACAGTTGTGTCTAGGGTATAACCAATACCCGCATAGTTTGCTCTTAACGCTACGCCGCCATCTGGTTGACCGTCTTGACCATAATGGACGTTTCCATGCGTGTTGTATGAAGTTTGCCACCACAAACTTGGATCACCTTCAACACCTGAGTTAATAAAATTTTGTTCAGCAGCAATAACATTATTAACAATGCCTTTGCCATTTATTAATGTTGGCACATTTGCAAAATAACTCATGCTGTAAACGTCCCTGAAGTTGTAAATGTATGAATAGTATTTCCACCGCTAAAAGTAACCGTACCGCCTGTGCCTCTTTGTGCGCCTGCGTAGGAAATAATGACTACACCTGATCCGCCGCCACCGCCATTGCCACCGCCACCACCGCCACCACCGCCTGTATTTGCAGTGCCAGAAACTCCAGACCCACTAGCACCCGCACCTCCGCCACCAGAACCAGCAGCGCCACCCGTTGTGCCATAACCACCGCCACCGCCCGCATATGTAACGCTGCTGCCCGTTATGCTGCTTGCTGTACCCGCACCGCCAGCGCCACCTGTTGACGAACTTGCACCCGCAACACCATTACCACCAACAGCGCCTGCCCCGCCACCACCACCGCCAGCATCAAAAGTATTTTGACCGCCTGAACCACCATTATTTCCTTGCCCCGCAGTGCCAGAACCCGCTGAATAAGTGTAAGCAGGCCCTCCACCACCAGAACCGCCAGTTGCGCCAGAATACAATGTTGGCGCACCACCACGACCACCGCCAATAGATGTTGCGAATGAACCGAGAACGGAATTACTACCGCTTGTTCCAGAACCAACAGTTCCAGACCCGCCAGCGCCAATTGTTACCGTATATGCAATTGCAGGAATCACCGCAATCGAACTACTTGTCAACAAACCGCCAGCGCCGCCGCCGCCTTGTTGACCTCCGCCGCCACCCGCTACAACAAGATAATTGATAGGATAACTAACAACCCCTTGTTGTATAGCAGAAAGCCGTAGCATCCCGCTTGTAGGCGCACGGGCTTTTCCAATTTGTCCTTGATTTCCTAGAGCCATTACGAAATGTCCTCATAAGAGCAAACAACTTTAAGTTTGCTTGCCGTGCCTGCCGTTGCACCAATAGACATATTTTCTTCAAGATAAATCATGGTTGTTTTATCAATCACAATTAAACTTGAATTTGCGGGGATAGAAATAGTCGATGCAATTGCAGTTGCAGTTCCACCCAATGCGGCAGCGGAATAATGGTTAATAGTGATATTTACCGGATTTACAGTATCAGTATTAGCCACTACAAGCGAATCAACTTTAAACACTTTGCCGCTTGATGCGGCATTGCTTAAAACAGACGTTGCAGAAGTTGTCGTTAAATCGGCAGTTACGACTTTGCCATAAATTGCGCTGACGTTAACAATATTAGGTGCGGCCATGATTTATAGTCCAAAAATAATTGAGAAAGCTATTGATTTGCCAGCTGTTACGCCGCCAGCCCCGATAAGTTGAAATTGTGTACCATCATAAACAATTTGATACATTGAACCGCTAACTAATTCACCCGCAGATAACGCCGTTGCGCCATTTTTTAAAATAGATTTAGCACCAAGCGTACTAATGTTAATAGTGACTGCGCCTGTATTTGTCGCAGCAGCAATAAACTTAAACGTTTGACCAACAGCATATGCAGATAATGATGGGCTAACCGACGCTGTAATTGTGTCTGTGCCTGCCGCAGTCAAAAACGAGCCAACCGAGCTTTGAACTTGCGATAAGTTTGCCGAATCAGTTGCAGAAGAACCCTCCCCCAATCCTGTAAACTTAAACGTTCCCATAGGGATATTGGCTGTCGGTGTCGTTTGACCGTCTTTGGTCAACGCAGTTGTTAAACCAGTTGCAAGATCAGCGGTCAGCGCATTAAACGCCGTTGACGAGATGACTGTGTTTGTAACAACTGGCTGACCAGTTGAGTTGATTACAAATGTACCGCTGCCGTTATAGCTCATTGATTACCTCTTACTCAGTTAATTGTTTGAATCGTTGCCCTAATTGTTGCATTAAATCAGGGTTTTGCAACAAACTGCCATAACGCAAACCAGTTGTAACTTTCTCACCCAATTCCATGCCAGGCACTCTAGTCGCAAGAGCGTTTGCCATATTTAACGCTTCTTTTTGATCCATTTGACTAATTTGACTGCCAAACACTTTTTTAGCGCCTGCTTTTATAAGAGGCACGGCAGCTGTTGCCCCTACAGCCGTTCCAACAAATGGCAAACCACCTAAAGCGCCCAACGCATCTATTCCTGCACCTAACACTAAAGCACCGCTATTACTATTGTTGACAGCAGAACCCTTGGGCTGCGTTGTCATGTAACTTGCCACACGACCCAAACGCTTTAATTCGCCAATTTCTTCAGGGGTAAAGAACAAAGCTAATTTTCTGTCGCCAATGTTATCTAACGCAGAATTAAAACTTTTAGCGCCAAAAGAACCAATTTCATCCGATTGACCACCTAAAGCCTTAGATTTTAAATGGGTCAAAATAGCGTTTTTAGTAGCAACAGGATCGCCTGATTTAGCAATAGCAGCGGCATCATCTAAAGTACCGCTTAAAACAAATCGTTTAACAAAATTATCAGGTTGCATACCGCTTACTGCGGCCTCAACTGGCGCTGATGATTCTTGCCATGTCATGCGTTCACGATGTGATGCCCGTGCTTTATTTAAAGCATCTAACAATTCTTTGGGTTGAGCATCTTTTCCTGTCAAATACGCAGCACCAGCCTCAGTAACAACTTGACCGCCGCCAAATTCAGTTTTAATTGGTTTAATTTCTGTTTGGTCAATGGCATCTCTAACAACTTTCAACGCTGCCTTGATGTTGCCATCGTTTGTAGATCGTTGCGCCGTTGCAATTGTAGTCATTAAATTGTCTAATGCGTTTACATCAAATGGGACTGGATACTTTACGCCTTCAATTGTTGTTTCGCCTTTAGAAATGCTATTAATCATTGTTCGTACTTCAGCAGGCAAAAATGCGTTTTTATTTGCTTTAACTAACGCCGCATCAATATTTTGAACTAATTCGTTGCGGTTTAATGGTAGTTGACCGCCTGGCATTCCTTCTGCTTGTTTGTACAAACTACTTGTAGCCGCTTGTCTTGCAGCGTCAGCCGCAGAAATATTGCCAATATTTGCTTGGCCTGCTGCAAATAAATCTGTTTTGCCTGCGCCACGTTGATTTAATGCGTTAATAAGAGCTTGATTGTTGGTGTTTTGAATTTGCGCTAATTGTTGCAAATCTGTATTTGTTGAATTAATGCCTGTTTTTGCAAGATTTTGTTCAAGCGTAACTTGGCGAGGATCAAGCGTAATCATGCCTTTTGTTGGCGTAGCGCCTTCAATCATCCGAATATCAAACAATCTACGCATTGCATCTTCATCAAATTTACCACCAGTACGCAAAGCATTGCCAACGTCATTGCGTAATGCTGTTTTTATTTGATCTGGAACTTTTGAAAAATCAAAACCTGACCGACCAAGTGACGAGGTAATTAATTCATCAATTTGTTCTGGTTGCACACCAAAACGTGTTGGTGCAACTTTACTTCCCGCTGCGGTAACTGCTGATCTTACGCCGCTTTGAATGGGCGCAGCAGCAATTGGTGCGGCAACACCGCCAAGAATACTTGCAAGCAATTCCACTTCAGGTGGTGAGCCATATTCCCTTGCAACACTACCGCCAGCGCCAGCGCCTGCTGCGGAAATTCCTTGCATTGCTGGGTTTGCAGCCAGTTGTTGCAAAATTGTTTGTGCATTGCCACCCGTATATGGCGCTAACAATTTAGCCCCGCCCATCATTGGGATGGCGCTAAATCCTGTTTTTGCAACGTCAAAACCAAATCTTTCTGCTTGACCTGTACGATCCATTACAGACTTTTCAATAGGTTTTGGCAATTGCAATAAGTTAGCAAGTTTCCCCGCCATTGTTTCAGCAGACGCAACCCTTGGCCCACCCGCTGCGGTGCTTGCCGCTTCTATTGCCATACGCCAAGGTTCTGTTGGCGCTGACAACGCAGAACCAACGCCTTCAATTGCTGCTCGACCTGTCAACCCCAACATTCTTGGAATGGCTTGTATATTGCCCATTACCGACGATGTTTGTGGTGTTGGAGCTGGCGGTGCAACATACGGCTCAGATTTTGGTAAAGCAAATTCTGTGTTTAAAGTATCAAACGGATTTGCTTGTTGCGTAGGTTCAGGCACACCAAGTCTAAATTCTTCGTTTAATGACGCAAAAGGATTATTGCTCATAGTAGGTGGGTTCGCATCTGAATTTGTAGCGCCGGCTAAAAACCCCATAGCTTTTGGACGGTTTCTAAAACTTTGCGCCGTATCAACAAGAGAATTAACATATTCAGGATGTTCTGCATAACCACCTTGTTTTAAGGCAGTTGCAAACTTAACTGGATCACTTCCTGAACCAACAACGCTTGGGTATCTGCGTCTAATTAAATCAACAAAATGCTCACCGAACGCCTCTGGAGTTTCAAACGCTCGATATTTGTCGGTGCGGCCTGTGTAGTTATCAACAGCAGCTACACCGCCACCAGAGAAATCCATAATGTTGCCAAGATTGTTTGTGCCAGGGATTACTGATTTACCCCAGCCTGTTTCCAATCCCCATTGACTTAACAGAAGATCAGGACTAACGCCCAATTGATCGCCAACCTTTGTTGCCAAAGGTGCATATTGCGAGGCAAAATCTTCTGGGTTAGCCATTATTTAATCCCGTACTTTTGACGCATCGTAATAGGTTTGCCATCAGCTGATCTACCAATCGGCATATCAAATATTGAACCTTCAATTTTTGACCATTCGGTGCTGATTGATCCAAGTTTGCCTTTGTGGACTTCAGGCATATTTGACGCTTTTTGGAAATACCCTGATTTGCGTTGATCTTGTAATGCCATAGCTTGTGCAAGATCAAGCGTAAAGTCTTTAGCTTGTGGTGTATCTGAAAGCGTAACAAACGTTTCACGACCTGTGAGAGCGTCACGTTCTGTTTGCGGCCCTTTCTGTGATGCCAAACGATCGAGCAACGCTTTTGATCCTTCTTTTTGAAAGATTTGAGCATTTGTTGCAAACTTTTCAGCGTCTTTTACACCAGCAGCGGCAAGCATATTGGCAATATTAGCTTTGGTTTCTGCACCAAACCCAGTTTGCAGATCGGTGTTTCGCAATACAGCCACGCTATCAAGCGTTTTTTGTGCTGTTTGACCTTGCAAGAAAACTGGTGCTGCCACGTTTTTACGCCAATCTTCATTTAAGCCAATGTCAGCGGCTTGCATAACAGGACTAGGCGCTAAAACTTTAGGCGTAACATTTGCTGGGGCAGGCTGAGTACCTGAAAAGGTTGGTGTAGGTGTGCCGTAAATATTACTAAACTGAGTGCCACCCGTAACTTGTTGCCCTTGTTCATTTAAAGTTGCTTGTGGCGTTGTTGCCATTGTTGCCAAACCTTTTTGCAAGGCTTCTTCACCAGCGATATTTGCAGCAGCGCTTCTGTAACCAGGCTGTTCCATTGCGCCAAATTGACCATTGCCAATAGGGTAGGCTTGAACCCCTTCTTTTGGTGCGCTTGCCACAAATTGTTTGGTTATTGGATTCAATGCAATTGCGCCAGGTGCTAAATTTTCTGACGCAATATAACCAGACTTTGCCGCAACGTTCATCATTGCGTTTTTAAATTCAGGACTATCTCTACCGTAAACGGCTGCAATATTTTTCATTTCAGACGTTGGCTCAAGTTGTTTAACCAACGCTTTTAAATATTCTTGTTGACCCATGTTTCGCACTAGCATTGCGTTAATGCGTGGGTCGCTATTTAACATAGGCATTTGCCCTGCTTGTGGTGCAACTTGCTGCCCTGCTTGAATAGGCGCTTGAGCCATACTAGGCATACTGATGGGCATGGCTTGTGCAACAGGCTCTGCCGGTTGTGCCGGCGGTGGCATACCTTCGCCGTAATTAGTATTTGCAATTGGTTGTTGCTCTAATACTTTAGCTAACTTTTGTGGCGCTGCCATTGGCGGCAAATTGCTTAATGCAAGTTCTTGATTGCCAGCTTTAAGCGCCAAGTCTTGCCGAGCTTGATCTGCGCTATCCATTTGCTGCCCTGCAAAATAACCTTGCAAAACTTTAGCGATACCAGATAACGGAGAAATAGGCGCTTGAATACCTTGGTATCCACCAACTTCAATTGGTTGCAACGCTTGTTGTTGCAAAATTTGAGCTAATTGTTCACGACGAGCAATTGAGCGGTAATCTTCATCGTATGGCCCTGGCGCTCTGTAGCCTTGCTGAGTCGGAATATTAGGAAACATAGTTGCCATGACTTACCCCGTGTAATTGTTTGCGGTTACATCTGGCCCGACAGCGTTACCACGATCAAACATACCGCCAGTTTGCGCTTGCCCAAGTTTTAATCGTGCAATGTAATCTTGCATATCTTGCATTTGATTCTGTTTTTGCATTTGCCCGTACTGACTCATAGCGTTTTGTGCGCCTGCAAATGGGTTTTGAGCCTGTGGCATTTGCTGTTGCATATCACCTTGCATCTGAGTCGGTTGAGATTGTTGTTGCAACATTTGAGCCATTTTCTGCTGTGGCGTGAGATTAACGTATTGGTTTAGCATTATAGTTTCCCGTAATTAACCATCATATAACCGCTTTCATGCGGCACAATTGCATCTGGCATTACTGTAGCAACTTCATCTGCCATCACGCCAAGCTCACGATTACCAAAAATGTCGTACTCATAAATGCCAATTCCAAGTGGGTGAGTGCCGACTTGAACGATATTTGATTTTAAACGCCTATCTGAGAATTTAGGTGCAAACATTGCAGCCGTACCTAATGCGCTAAATAAGCCCTGAGTCGTTGCATTATTACCTGCTTGTTGGATACCATAACGTGACATATCAGCTTGCCCTTGCGCTTGCACACCCGCAAAAGTTGGTGATGGTGCAACGCTCATGCCTTGATACCCTTGGAACTGAGGCAATTGAATCTGTGAACCGCCCATTAATCCAATGACTTCATTAATTGGCTGTTGTCGTAATGCCAAATCCTGCGCTAATTGCTGTTGTTGCGCTGTATTTTGAAATTGCGCTTTTGCTAACGCTTGGTTGTACTGTTGGCCTTGTGCGGTAATGCCCTGACCAAAGTTTTGACCAACAGCAGCATTTGCAAGTTGATCGGCAGTCACGCCTTGACCAAAGTTTTGACCAATTGCTGTGTTGAACAAGCCGGCTTGCGATAACTGTTCGTTTAACCCTTGCTGACGAGCCGCCATGTCAATGTTAATGCCTTGCAGCGCAGCTTGGCTGTACAAGTCATTAATACCCATTTGACGGTTTCTGTATGCAGCATCGTAGGCAGCTGTGCCTGGTGCTAAACCTTGGTTTGCCAATGCTTGTTTGAAAGATATATCGCCTGCTTGAATAGTTGGATTAAGCCGTGACAAAATTGCTTGTTGAGCATTAATGCCTGCATTAGTAGGCATTTGAGTCAAATTGCTTGTATCAATTTGTCGTTGTGCCAAACCGTATGTGTCGGCAGCAGTTTTTGCTTGTGCTAAACCATATTGATCGGCTAATGGCGCTGCTTGATAACCAGTAAAATCTTTTTTAATATCAACTGATGTTGGTGTAAAGGGCTGCGAAAGCGTAGCGTAAGCATTTGAAATACCTCTTTCGCCAAGATTTGCTAATGCAGTTTGGACACGTTGTTGCGAATCTAAAGTTTGTTGTGCTTGTGGAGTCAGCGTTTGGGTGACAGTTGGCTGACCGCCGCCAGTTGTGTATTGTTCACGGGTTGGTGCAGCGCCTCGACTTGCGCTGGCAGCATCAAATCCCGCTTGGTCAAAATATTGACCACTTTCATCTTGACGATAATATTGATTGCGATCCACATTATTAGCGTTGTATTTAGCCAACGAAGCATCATACGAGGCTTGGTCAAATGTTGGGGCAGAATAAGTAACCGTCTGATTCCCAAATGGCGTGTACATATTTGGGTTTGACATAATATTTGACTGCCTAGCCGCTGTCAGGTTATCAATACCCTGCTGCTTGGCTGCGCCAACATAATCTGGTGTTGGCGGTGCTGATGCTGACTTACCCATTTTCTACCCCTAGAAACCGGCACTTTTCCCGTGCCAATGTCAAAAATATAATATCGCCATCCGGTGCTGCATCTTTTACCCTTGCTTCTTCAACAAAACCCATCTTAGTGACTAATTTTAGGCTTTTTGCATGGGTACTGCTTACCGGCACAATAATCTTTTTTACCTTACAAAACTCAAAAGGGTAGCTAAATATCGCTCTCAAATACCCTTTTGTAATGCGTCTTTCAATTGCTATGTGGCACACAATTGAGGCTTTATTCCAATTCTCGTAAATCACGCCTGCAATAATCTGACCGTCACGCTCTAATCCAATTGCTTGCGACCCGTCTGCAAAATACTTTCCTTGTACTCGTTCTGCGACCCAATGACCTATTTCAGCGCCTTGGGTTATATGCCACCCCAACCTTGTTGGTAAACAATGTCCGTTGATGCCCATAGAATTGTCGTTCCTTGAGAGGCAGATTTAAACTGTGTTGCAGCGCAATAACCGATCCCTGTCACGCCTTGCCAATTGTTTGTGATGACCGTGTCCGTAGCCCAATAACCAACGTCCCACAACGCAACGTCCCATTTAGCAGATACTTGTGGGCTAAAACTTAACGCCGCAGTTGTGTCTGCCAAGTCAAAATCCATGTTTAAACCAATGAATATTGACGGTGTGCCGTTTGTAAATATCGACGGTCTAGCTCTAGTGAAATACTTTTTGTACCCACGGGCATCAAAGTAATTAAACGCTTGTAACGCATAGCCGTTTATGTCGCTTACATCATCAGCGTAATTGTCATCCCACGCATGGGCAACAAATCCATTGCCACCCCAGTACGGCTCGTTGTCAAAGATTGCCCAACAATTAGCAGCTTGGCCCGTAAAGTTGCACCAGGCTTTTGTGATGTTATTCATCACATATTGCTGCTGTTGACCTTCAGCAACTGGCACATTAACGGTCAACGCATTGTGTTGCGGGTCAAAAATAATATCCCACCCAAAATTACCGCCATATTGTTGCGTTGCGGCAGTAAATGCACCTTGTATCTTGTCAGACAACGCAACACGGGGATCAAGCCTAGATGATTGCAGGCTTGCGGCAAGTGGATACAGACCGTTGTAAGTCAGCATCAACATATCGCCGCCGTACTTTAGTAGGCATCGCTTGCCAACGGGCTTGCCAACCCTCCAAACGCCGATTAGCGCCCATTTCGTAGAGTCTGAGGGATCAGTACCCGCCCACACAATAATTTCGCCATTGGACGTTATAAACACTAGGTTATCGTCTACGCCATAACCTGCATCAATTGTCCATGTTCCCACGGCAACTAAGAACCCACCAAGTTGGGCAACCGAACTCATGTCAATTGCGTTAGCTGCGCCGGCAATGCTCAAGGTTGGCAAATAATATGCTTTTAGCGAATTGTTTTGCGTAAACCAAACTTGGTTCTTAAAAATGGCGATATTGCTTAAACTACTTGCCCCGACACCAGTAATAGTTGGATTTGTCCAACTTGTACCGTCATACAATAATGGGGCATCTACGCCATTGACCAAATACAAATAGCCGCCGGCTGGCGTTGTGACGTTGGTGTATTCCCACTTTGCGTTTGTTAATCCCGTCTTGACCGCTGCGCCAACCGCACCGCCGGCAGTACAGTCGTAAATCGACGTTCCTGCAATTGCAAACAATTCGTCAGTTGCACCGCTTGAATAACCCATCAACGTTTGAACTTGATCCGTGATGCCGGTGGAATATTTTGTATATCCACCACGCAACACCACATTGTTGACTGTGGGGAACAAATTGGTTAATTGAACGGCATCGAGCGTATCCATGTTTGCAATGGAGTCCCGCACGTTCCAACCACCGATAGGCGCTGGTAATGACTGAACCCGTGCCGCCGTACCTTGAACAAGTCGGCTTGCCATTAGTTTGTCCCGTAGCCAGTATCAGGAATGTTGTCGTAGCCGATCAAGACTGTGCCTGGGCGTGGTGCAAACGACAAGTTAGCTGCCGAGGTATCTTGCGCCCGAACAATCTCAAACTCCTCGATATAGTTTCGGTACATTGCTGTCGTATCAAAGCCTTTAGCCTCGAAATACTTGAGCTTTGTAGCCAATACCATCAGTCGATCTGGGTAAATGCAAGTATCTGTGTCGGCAGTAAATGAATCTTTTACAACATTTGTTGACGATAATGCCCAACCTTTTGACCGATACTCATAGCCTAACAACTCATTAGTCGAAACGCCAGGCCAAATCTGAAAGTATTTACCTAACAAGCGCCAGCGAATCCGTGGGCCGGTAGCGATAAATCCTGAAAGCAACCATTCCCATTGCTGTGGACTTTCTGGGCCTAGCATCTCCCAATGCTTGCTGAGATCCCAATGAGTACGAGGAACGGTTGATTCGTAATCTGAGGGTAAAGGGTACTGCACTTTTTCAAAAGTGATTGAAGTGCCTAAATACGTCCCTGTAGCGGGTAAGTTGATGGTTACTTGCGTAGCTGAGTCAACCGATTCAATGTAGGCAGCATTTGAGATGCCGTTACCCACAACCTGATACGTTGTATCAAGCCCAGCTGTCGATGGGATGTTGGTAATCGTGTATGTGTTTTCAAGCACATCACCAGTTGTTACGCTAAAGGTTGTGGTGAATGTGTGCCGTTTGGTTAATTCCCGCCAGTCATGCTTTCGCAAGAACTCATAACCGGCAGCGTTCATCAACGCCAAGATTTGAATTACATCTTGGTTCGTATTCGATGCCACAGTAGTTGGCGTTGATACACCCAATTCATTGGTAACTTGGGTTACTAGCTGTAGCATCGTTGATGACATTTATTCCTCTTTTTTTGGCCTCCCAACCTTCTTTTCCGACAACTGAGCCATCAAAGCCGCCATTTGCTCTTTGACTTGAGCAAGTTCCTGCTTAGTGTGTTCAATCTCAGTTTGACTAGAAGATTGGTTTTTAACTTGCAAATAACGCCTTGCCAACTCTCGCAAACCCATCGCACCCATGCCAATACGCTGCAATTGGTTATCGGTAGCGGTAGCAACTTGCTCAACGGTCTGGAACTTAAAGATTTGCAATTCTGCCATCTGCATATCGTTAAAGTTCTCAGGATCGTCTTTTACCCATTGTTCCAACGGTACGCCAATAACTTCAGCGTTGTTGTTTTGCATCTGAAAGTGCAACCATTGGCGTGGAAAACGTCTTTTGTGATCTTCCCGAACGGGCTGGTCAACAATGTTTGTTTTATCGCCTGGTACTGTAATTCTAACAAACGGCTTTTCTTTATACGGTTCTTTGTCGTAAACGTAAAATTCAACGTGCAAATGGTTGTCTGCGCTGTGAATATCGCTGTCTAAAGCCAATTTAAGCCCCTGTTAATGTTACCCATGTAGTTGCGGAAGTTGCTTTTACCAACATCGTTTTAGCCGTTGCAAGCGT